AAGTAGAAGAACCAGAAGTAGAAGAACTTCAACCTCAATCAGAACCAGAACCACAGGTAGAAGAACCAGAACCACAGGTAGAAGAACCAGAAGTAGATGAACCTCAACTGGAATCAGAAGAAATAAAAGAAATTATTCTAGAAGAACCAGTTAAAAAGAAAAGGGGTAGAAAAAAGAAAGCGTAAGTTAATTAAATTATTTGATATATAAATGAAAAAGTATCAAATAATTTCACATAAATTTATTTTATTATAAAAATTTATACATTTGTATCTAATAAAGTTTTACCATTTTTTTCTACAATTTTTGCAACTAGTCTTGCTGTTGTCTTTGGATTTTTTAAAGCACTAATATAACTATCATAATCATACAATTTATTTGTAGGCTTTCCATCTTTATCAAGACGCATTGCGTATAATTTACCATTTCCTTCCCATTCAGCTGCTTCCCAAGAAACTTTTTCTTCATTTTGTTGTTTAATATTAACGTCTCTATCTTCTTCAAGTAAATTTGGTTTATATGAAAAAATATTTTCATCTACTTCATTTCCAAAAGAATAACATTCTAATGTTTCATTGGAATTACTATTATGATGAATAGAACAATCCATTGCTGATTCTTTTACAGAACGCAATAATTGTTTACTAATAGTTTCTTTTCTGTTTGAAATTTCATGCAATGTTTCATCACTTGTTTGTGGTGTTTTATTATCTTTATTATATTTGCTAATGTCATTTTTTTGAATTTCTCCTGACATTAACTTTTCTATTTGATATTGTGTAAATCTCATTAAATATAAGAAAACTTGTACGGTTCGTTTTTCTTCTGGTAAATTAGAATGACTACAAATACGTCTAGCTCTTCCAATAACTTGTTCTTTTCTTACAGGATGCCAATATGGTTCCATTACATGAACAAATCGTGTATTTTTTAAATCAATACCTTCTGCACCAGAAGATGTAATCATAAATACTTTAATCCATTCACCAAAATTATTATTAGGGGCTATTTTTTTTAATTCTTCCAATATAGTTACAGGAATATTTTTTAAATCACCATTATAAATATTTCTAATAATTTCTTTTTCTTCTGCACTTTCTGTTCCTGTATATAATGCAAACATTTTACCTAATTCACGTTTTTCTTCAGGTATATTTATTTCCCATTGCTGAGAACTATTCTTTTTTAATTTTAAAAGATGATAACCATTTGCTTGTAATACTAATGAAAAAATACCAATTCCTTCTAATGTTCTAAACTGACTATAAAGTAAATGACATCCATCCATTGAACTGTCTTGAATATTTTCTAAAATATGTAAAAACTTCGGACTATATTTTTCAAGTCCATCTTTTGTTGGAGAACCACCATCCATACTTTCTTTTGATTTTTCTATTTTACTATCATTATTTCCTTTCAATGTTTTAATTTCTTCACTTTCTTGAACTTTACCTGAATTTACAGCTTCAATAGAATCTTCTAACAATTCTAAGTCATCACTTTCTTCTGCACTTTTTATAGATTCAATTACATTTTCAGCTGTATTCTTATTTATTTCTTCAACATCTATTTGTTCTTCTTCTTTATCTTCATTAATATTACCAACTTCATTTCCGTCACTATATGGAATCAAATATTTTTCTTTTGATTCATCTAATGTATTTAATGCGTCTTGAATTCTTTGAATATATGATTTAAATTCACTATTTTTTTCTACTTCTACTTCTTCATCATCTTCATTTATTTCTTCATTATTTTCTCTCTTTTTTGCTTTTTCAGTAATACCATCTACTAAATCTTCATTTAAACCTTCTTTTATACCATCTTCATTTGGCATTGGACGACCTGGTGGACTTGGAAAAACAAAATTACAAAATAAACGAGAAAAAATTCTATAAGTAGATGTTGTTTCACTGTATAAATTATCCTTATTTTTTCTTGAAGGTTTTTTTGATTTTTTTTCCAATTTTCTCTCTTGTAGTCTTGCTTCTTGATATTTACCGAACTGATAATCACTCATATCAATGTTAACTTCATGGTAATCTTTTTCTTCGTCGTATTTTGGCATTAATTTTTCATCAGCACTTCTAAAATAAGAAGTTAAACCTAAAATTCTTCTTTTAAAAATATCTTCACCTTTAATATTTCCCATATTATTATCTATAAATAATTCTTGAAATTGCTCGAGTTTATCCGGTAAAGCTTTAGTTAATTCTAAATTAATTTTTCCAGTTACAATTTCAATTTTATTATTATTCAGTAATTTTACAATAGACTCTAAAAATTCATCGTCATTCATCATTTTTTCTTTTGTATTATCATAACGAACACCTTTATAATTATCTCCATAGAATCTATTTACAAAAGAAAATGGATTTCTAGTAATATATAATGTGTTTGATGATACTTCAATATAATCAATTGATTTTAAAGATTTAAATAAGGTTCTCATATAATTTGTATTTATGGTTTTCTTATGATCTTTATTTTCAAAAGGAATTTGCCAGACTCTTATATATCCGCGCAATATATTAAATAATATGCCCAATTCATTTGGGTAATTAATCATTGGAGTTCCTGTTAATAATACAATTCTTGCGTTTTGTGCAGACATCAAATAATGATATAATCTTGTAGAAAGAAATTGCTTTTCTTTACCATCTTTTCCTTTTTGTTTTTTATCTATTTTATTAACAATTCTACTAACAAAATTATGAACTTCATCAATTATTACAACTTTGTTATCAAATAAATTTGTAGAATTATTATTTGTTAGTGCATCTAGTCTTGCTTCTCTAATTCCATTATAATTAATAAATGAATATTTATAATCAATCATAAAAGTTATTTGTTCATTTAATGATTTTTTTTCTAATTCACTTAAATCTTCATAATTGCTTGGTTTTTTAACATCAACAAACCATGCTCCTCCTTGTGAATTAATAAAATCCAATGGTAATTGAAGTGTGTAAGATAATGTATCTACCATTTCAGAGTTTAATTTTGTATCAATAAATTCCCAATATTGATTTTTTTGATATAATTCATTACCACATTTTCTCAATTCTTTTTTGTAATTTGATTGTAAAGATGCTGGTGTCATAACAACTACTTTATTTGGTGTTATCAATCCTTCACTAAAAATAATAGATGATAAATGTAGAAATCCTTCTGCTATTGCTATTGATGAACATGTTTTACCTGAACCTAGACCATGATAAAGTAATAATCCTCTATATGGTGTATACAAATTTAAATAATCTCTAACAATTTTTTGATGAATAAATAATTTATTTTTTTCATTTCCACTTTCGTCTCTAGAACAATTGCCTTCTTTTTCCATTTTTGTAATTTCATCTTTATAAGGTTCAAGTATTGATGTAATAAAATTAACAAATTTTTCACGATTATTCATGTAATAACTTGATTTTTTCATTATTATCATATTTTCTTTAGATGGTAATCTTTTTTGTATTTGCTCTCCAACTTTCACAATTTTAATTTCTCTCTCTGAAGGTCGTAGAACATCTATCTTTTTTGTGGACCTCTTTGTATATTTTCTTTTACTTGGAGCTGTTTTTATTTCAATAACATTGCTTTTAGTAATATCATCTGTTCTTTCCTCATCAATTATTGTTAATTTTTTTTCTTTCTCAATTTGCGTTTTTTTTGTCTTTAATTTTTGTGTTTTAACTTCATCTGTCAATCTTCTCTTTTCATCTTCAGTTACATTTTGTATAACACGATTTTTTTTTATTTTTTTCATAAAATCATCTTTATTAAATGTTTTATTTTTAGTTTTATCAACAATTAATAAATTTGTATTTTCAACTTTGTCAATATTTGACTTTGTTTCACTTTTACTCAGATTACCTTTCATTTTATCCATAATACTTTTTTGTAAGTCTTCTTTTGACTCTTTTTCTTTTTTAAAAATAATATTTACTCCGTTTTCTTTATTTGGAATTGGTTTAATTTTTAACCTATCTAATTGATTGACGTATTCAGACATATTATATTATTTTTATATTTTATTTTATATGTTTATACTTTTAAAATAATATAATATTATTCTTCTGTAAAAAATCGTAATGTTTTTTCACATGCAATTTGTTCAGCTTTTCTTTTTATCTTGTGAGTACCGTTAGATAAAAATACTAGTATTTTATCATTTGTTTCCAAATATTTATTTATTTCACTAAACGTTCCAAATTCTGTAAAAGATATTGCATCTTCAGGACTAACTTCGTGTATTTGTTGACCTAAGCATAAAAATACTCCCATATGATATCCATCATCATCTTGTTCCTGTATTTCTAAATAATGAGGTGTTACTTTAAATTCTTTTTGAATGCGTACTTGTAAAATATTTTTATAATTATCATCATTTTTAATAAGGTCGATCCAATTTACATGTTGTTCAAATATATTTTCTACAAATATTTGTGCTATTTGAAATCCAGGTCCAGTAACAAATACATTTTGAAACCAAGCTTCATCATCTTTTACATCTATTTTATTAAAATCTAAAAAGAGTGCACCTAGAAAAGATTCAAATAAACATCCTAATTTTTTTAAATTTGTTCGTGTATTTTTTTCTTCAGCGTGTTTTGACATAATATAATATTTATGTAGTCCCATTTCATATGCAATTCTACCAATACTTTCATTTTTTACTAACGCAATTTTTTTTTCTGTCATAAATCCTTCATTTTCTTTTGGAAATCTTTTATATAAATAATACTTTGTTATACATTCTAATACTCCATCACCCAAAAATTCTAATCTTTCATTTGACTTAGTCTTAAGTGACATACAATTTGGTGGTTTTTCTACTATAAATATATTTTGTGAATCATTTTCTAATTGTGGTCTTTTTACATAAGATTTATGTATAAATGACCTCTTATAAAGTTCAATATTAAATACATTAGATGGTACACCATACTTTTTGAGAATAGATTGAACGTCGCTCAATGTAATCTCAATATTATTGGTATTATAAGGATTAAAAATTAATTTATCTTCTGACTTGACAATATCATCATCTTTCATATAGTTCATTATAAATATAATATAGTTGTATGTTTATATAGATTCATTAATTGATTTAACTAAGAAACAATTTGAATAAAACATAATTAATAGTTTATGAAGATAATTTTAGATTATCGAGAGAAAGAATTAATTATGTTGTTAAAAAATAAATTAGAAAACGAAGTAAATATGTTAAATGATATAATTATTGAATCTGAGAGACTAGATATAGGAGATATTATTATTCGGGATAATAATGATGTTGATATATTAATTATAGAAAGAAAAAGTATAAGAGATTTAATGAGTAGTATAAAAGATGGACGTTATAAGGAACAATCATTACGTTTAAATTGTAGTAATTTACATAATCATAATATTATATATTTAATTGAAGGAATTACATCAGGCTATGGATATATTGAAGACCCACGTGTTGATATAAAAACAGTTTATTCATGTATTTGTTCTTTAATGTTTTATAAAGGATTTAGTATTCTTAGAGCAAGTAATAAAAATGAAAGTGCAGATATTATTTTACGATTTGCAGATAAAATTAATCGTGATAAAAATGAATTTTATTATAATCTCTCCAATGAATCAATAAATTCTAATTTAAAGATGGAAACAGAATTATATAGTTCCACTATTCGAAAGGTAAAATCAGAAAATATAAATAAAGATAATATTGGAGAGATAATGTTATCACAAATACCAAAAATTAGTGCAAATATAGCACATGAAATTATGTTAAAATATCATACAATTAAAAATATATTAGCAAGTTATGAAGAAAATAACAATTTATTTGAAGAATTTACATATACTAATTCAAAAAATCAAGAAAAAAAATTAACAAAGCCAGCAATAGAAAATATTAAATCTTATTTATGTATGAATTAATAAAAAAATATCTCTTATAAAAATAAATGGTAAAAATGAGTATAAATGATGAATGGTTAAACTATAGTATAAGACAATTAAAAAAAAATATATCAAGTATAACTGTAAAAGAAAAATTAGAAAAAGAAAATTATCATGAAAAAATAATTGAAACAATACTTGTAAACTATAATAATTTTGAAGAGTTAAAAAATAAATTAAATTGCTTATTTGAAGAGAAAGTTGAAGAGAAAGTTGAAGAGAAAGTTGACAATTTTCATAATACATTTTCAGATAATGATTTTATTGAATCTACCATATGGCAAGGTTCACATGAAGGATATGTTTTCAAAAAAGATAGTAAGGGTATGGGATATTATAAAGATACATTAAATATTAAACCAAAAATTAAAAATATGATGAATAAATCATGGGTTGACTACGTAACTAAGCAAATAGGAAGGGGTGTAGATAAAAAAGCATTAGACGACATATTAAGAAAAGAAAATTATTCAGATGAATTGATAAATAAATATGTCTATCAAAAAATAGATAATTCTTATTCTAATTATGTTTTACAAAAAATGAATTCTATAAAATTAAATTCACAAGAACAAAAATTATATGAATTTTTAAAAAATCAACATGATTTGGAAAAACAAATAAAAGAAAAACGTATTTTAATAATTGATAATTGGCTAGAAGAATCTGTTGCAACATATATCTATGATTTATTTCATAAATCTAAATTTGCAGAAGGTAAGAAAAACGCAAATAATACATTATCATTTAAATTTTCAAATGTAGTTAAAACACCTGAAATTGAAAAATTTTTCTTTTTATTTAATAATTTATTTCAACATAAATATTTATTTAATGGATGTATTGGTATGTCAAAATATACAAAAGGTTCATTTATTGATGAACATACAGACCATGGTGGATATATTCATAATAATAAAAAATACTATCGTTCAATATCGTGTGTGTTATATTTTAATAAAGACTGGAAAGAAGAATATGGAGGATGTTTTATTGATATAGAAAATAACAAAAAAATACTGCCAAAATTTAATAGAGCAGTATTTTTTTCAGTTCCTTATAAGCACAGAGTAGAAGAAATAATAGCAGAAAATAAAGATAGACATGCAATATTTATGTTTTTTACTGAAAATAGAATATTATATTTTTTAAATGAAAACAGATTTAATAAAACATCATCATTGATTTAAATATTATAATAAATACTGTGAAATCCTGGTGGAATCCGGGTTGGTATTTCAATATTTTCTTTTTTTCTAGTATTCATATCAATTAATGATATATAATTTTTACTATTATCATTTGTAAATGTTAATAAATATTCAATATTGTCTATCACTACTACTTGTGGTTCAGAGTTACCATATGTATCTTGTTCAAACAAATATATTTCAGGCACATGTTCTTCAAAATCGAGCATATTTATTCTAATATATCCTTTTATGTATCCTTTTGCAGAATCAAATATTGAACAATAAATATGTTGTGTATGTAATTTTGAATGTATAGGAAAATCAATATTATATGAAAAATCTAAGTCTAGATTCTCAATATATTTATTTTCAATTATTTTTGTTTCATTTGTTTTAGTATTTATATTTATTTCTTTTAATCGTATATTACCTCGAACAATATGGTCATTGTTGTGAATATTATCTACTTCAATAAAATCTTCCATAAATAAATTTTCCATTACACAAGCAAATATTACAAATTCATTTATATTTTTTTTGAAGCTTTTTGAAAAGTGAAATATGAAAAAATTATCGTCAAAATAATACCATTTTGGTTCTTCTTGTGTATCAACATTAAATATTCCAAATCTTGTTTCTCCATTTTCTTTATCAAAATACATAGGTAATTTATCATTTAATATTCGATTTACATCATATTTTAATGGCATATCTGGAATAACAATATGATTTCCAGTAAAACCAACATCATGAGTCATTCCATTATTGATTAATGAAATATTTTTTTGATTTAATAAATTCATATTTTCATCTAGTTCATTAAAAATAAAATTACCATTTGAAAAATCATAATTATTATATCCATATAAATACAATCTATTTCGTATTCTATCTTTTATTGGGTGAGCAGTTGCACTATGAATCGATGGATAGTTTATTCTTTTTTTTGTGGATATATTGAAATCTTTATAATTAATATTTAATTCATATGGCATATCTCCTTCATGTAAAGCAAAAATTCTGTCTTTCCAATTTAAAAGTGCGGTATTTGCAGTTCCTTTAGCTTGTGGTAGAAATCCTAATGCTTGCATTAAAGAATATTTAAAAATTTGATATAATCCTTTTAGCCCCTTTAATTCACCAAAATATAAATACATTTTCTTTTTCCATTTATCTTCTACTTGTAATCGACGAGTTTGAATCCATTTATTTTGATATGTAATTAAAGTATCATTAAAAAATAAACCATGTATCATGCCATCACCATCAAACCAATGATAATCTTCATCGTCTGTATATCTAGGATTAGAGCCTATTTGAGCAAAAAAGCTTTTTTCTAATTTACTAAAATTTTCATTATTATGATTTATTTTTATTGTTTGTTCTTCAAATACTGGTGAAAACTTATCTTTTAAATAAAATTGTCTATTAGGTTTACATAATCTTCTTGAAAAAACATTAAAACATGAAGAATTAATAATAAAAATAAATAATATATAAGTTATTGACATGATTTTATACATATATAGCATATTTTATATTATTACGTTATTTTTATATTTTTTATTAATATATTTAAAATCTCTAAAAAATATATTACTATATTATATATGAAATCAACAAATATGTCTGAAACAATTAATACATCTGCATTATTAATATTTTTTTCTTTAATTATTGCTTATATGGTATATAAAGTTTTAGAATTTCAATCTAGACCAAAGGTATACCAAGAAGGATTTAGTGGTAATTGTTCCATATCTGAATTTAAAGATAATGTAAATAAATTAAAAGAAAAAATAGAAGGTTCATTTGATATTTCTAAAAATAAAAAAGAATTAGAAGATATTATTACAAATTCATACGATATTGTTAATCATTCAATTGTTTTACAATTATGTTCATTGACAAAATCAGAAAGTGGTTTAAGCGATGCTGCTCAATTGATGAAAATAAATAGTAGTATGCAAGTAGCGCAAGGTCTTCAAAAACTTATGACTTGGCTAGATAGTCAGAGTGGTTCATCAAGTGGTGGTATGTTTGGTTAATCATGTGAATGGAATATCATTATCTTTTACATCATCGCTGTAATCAGCTTTTGTACAACTATCAAAAAAATTGTAAATATGATTTATAATTTTTAAAAAAGTTAAATGCATATTTTTACATATATCATTATTTTGTTCAATAAAACTGGAATTAGAACATAATTCTGAAAACGTCTCTTCTTGAATTGGAGATAGACGAGAATTTATTATATTATTTAACATATTATTAAACAATATTTATATTTAATATTGTTTAATATGAACACATTTTTTTATTAGTAACTTTAGGTGGTACACGTGCTCCACTATTTCTATTTCTATGCAATGCATCATTTACATCATTAGGTAAATTAAATTTTTTTGGCTCGGTATTTTTTATTTGTATAGCAACTTGCTTAGAAGCACGCATTCTTGTTAATTGTGAAGCATCTTTATATCCAACAAATTTATTATTAAATCCAGTTAATAATTTTTTTGATTCTTCCGTTTTAATAATTTGATTTCCCATTTTCACATTTGTTGGTAATTCGTTATCATTTGTTTTTGGATATATTTTTGGTCCGTATGGAAATAATCTCATATATATATTTTAAATATATATTTTATTTAAAATATAATTAATTAAATAAATATCATACCTTCCCAGAATATTTGTAAAGCATCAAGCATTTCTTTGCAGACTTTAACAAATTTTTTTTCATCTAAAATTCTTCCTTCTTCATATACTTTTTTTAATTCATCAATAGTATGATCAGCATGATTCTGTTCTAATTTAGAATGATATATCCAGAATCCAAGTGGTATTTTTTTATTATTTATCTTATTATAATTTTTAAACCCATCTGTGAGTTCATTCCAAAATCCATTTGCAGCCCAATTCTCAATTGCATAACTAGCTGCAATAGCTTCTAAATCATTAGGACTTCCATATAATTCATCCATTTTATGAATAAAATGTAATGTTTGATGAGTTGCTTGTTTTTCTTTACCTAAATCTTTGTAAGTTAAATTTAATTCTTTTCCAACATTTAATAACCATTCAAAATGAGATGCTTCATGTTTATATATTCCTCCTTGAATAGTTCCTGTTGTTGATACAATATCATTATGAGTTTTGTTTTTATTGTTAAATATAACTCCCAATTCGTTTAATAATATTTCTTTTCCTTCTCGTGATTCTTCTAATGTAGGTGCATTAATCACTTTCAATAATTGTGATTTTAAAAATAAATTAGAAAATACTGAAAATTGAACTATAAAATGTTTTAATTCATATTCAGATAAAGTTCCTTTGCTAAAATATTTTGTATACCGATTATTATTTACTATTGGGTGATTTAATACTACATTATCAACATGTGTTTTAAAATTATTCCAATTATTATTTTTTAGAACTAAATATAGTCTTGTATTTCTCATATTCTTTATTTGTGGTTTTAAAAATGAATTAGCTTTTGTAAATAAAAAAAAGATTATTAACAATAAATTAAAATTCATTTTTAATTATATATGAGATTTTTTTATTATAGTGTTTTTTGTTTATCTACAACATTTGCTAATGTTTGTTCCGCACTACCTTGATTTACTTGTTCTTGTACATTTGTTACAATACCATTATCACCTGTAGTTTTAAAATCAAGATGTAATTTTGTTTTATGTATTACTTTTTCTTCGTATTCATTTGTGTCTGGATTTAATACATTTTTACTTACTTCTATTGGTAACTTCATTAAAAATGCGCTGTCTTTATCACCTGGTTGTATACCAGTTTCACTTGAATTTAATGTTTTAAATTCCTCCTTACTAGAATATTTGCTTCCTTCACCTGTTTCTTGGTCTGTTTTTCCACTATTTCCATTACTTGATTTTTGTTTGTTTTTCTTTTTACTGTTTTCACTATTACCATCTTCATCTTCGCTATCTTCATCTTCGCTATCATCATCGTCTGTAGTACTTTCATCGTCATCGTCTGTACTACTTTCATCATCATAGTCTGTACTACTTTCATCACTTCCATTTAATGTACTATTTATTGCTGATTCAGAAGCAGAAATATTTGGATTAGTTGTATCAGGAGAAACATCTAATAATTCTTCCATACCAATTTGCTTTGTAATTTGTAATAACATATCTTTGTATGTATCTTGTGTCCATCTATTAATATTATATATTTTGGTTCCTAATTCTTGTTTAATATTACTATTAAATGGTCCACTAAATTTTTGTATTTTATTACTTAAAAATTTATACCTGCCTATTGAACTATCTGGTGGGTTATCTTTTGTATAATTTTTATTTGAGAATGAAAATGAAAAAATACTCTTTTTATCTGTTAATCCTGGAATTTCAATTTGACATATTTTTTCTTGATTAATCATTTTTAATATTGTTTCTAGTGACGTAAAAGTTTTATTAAATAAATTATCTTCCCCGTTAATTTTTTCTTTATTAGAATCTTTAAATTTTTTATAAGAAGCTTTCACTTTTTCAGTTACATCAAAATATTTATTATATAAATCTAAAGTTAATTTCGATTTTTCTGGTTCCATTTCTGGAGTATTGAAACTTTTAAATATATTAAACATTTCATTGATACCATTAAAAATATCATTTAGATTTTCATCTTTTTCAACAACAGTATTTTTCTTTTCTTGTTCTTGTATTAATCTTTCATTTGTTTCATTTACTGTTTTCTCTTTTTCAACAATTTCATTTAAATTTTCATCTGTATATTCGTTATCAAAATTAGTTTTAAACTCAGTTATTTTATCAATAAATGATTGTTTATTTCCATCATCAATAGCATTTGACAATTTATCTAAGAAATCAGTTAAAATTTTTGTTAACTTTGGTTTATTTTTGATGTCAAATATAATATAATATTTTAACATTAATTCATATTTCTTTTCTAATTCATCTGGTATTTTTATATTGTAATCATAATCTTTGGTAATAAATCCTGTTTTATTAATAATTTGTAATAAATATTCATTTATAAAATTAATTAAATCTATTATTATTTTATTTATTTCAGAACTATCTTTATTTTTACTAGTATTTTCATAATATTTTTGTAAAATTGGATATGTAGATATATAATCAGTTACAAAATTTTCAATATTTGACTTATTTTTATTTAATAATGTTTCTTGTTTAATAGAATCAATACTATTTTGTGATTCATAATTAATATTTTTTATTATTTTTTTGGATAATACATGTAATTCTATAACTTTATTTAAGTTTTCAATTAGAGTTTTAGTTGATACATCACTTGCACCATTTGCAGCGGTTGATGTACCATTTGCAGCGGTTGATATACCATTTGTAGTTGTTGGTGTACCATTTGCAGCTGTTGATGTACCATTTGCAGTTGTTGGTGTATTATTTGCAGCGGTTGATATACCATTTGCAGTTGTTGGTGTACCATTTGCAGTTGTTGATGTACCATTTGCATTTGTTGATGTACCATTTGCAGTTGTTGATGTACCATTTGCAGTTGTTGGTGTACCATTTGCACCATTAGGTACAGTGCCTGATTTTGATATATTTACACTATTATCAATTATTAATGTTATATCTTTTACATTTGGTATATTATCAATTTCCATTGTACCAGTCAATGGAATTGTATCGTTAATTGTAATATTTAAATTATATTTTCCATTTGTATTACTAACACTATCTACTTTAATTGTCTTAATATCAGTTTCTTGGTTTAAGTTCACCTTTACAGTTCCATTTATTTTTTTTACATCACCATTGTCTAATGAAATATCACCATTGATTTGTTTACTTACATTAAAACTACCATTTTTACCATCACTAAAACTTCCTTTTACAACCTTTATATCATCATCTACATCCAGTGTTAATCCAGCAATTGTTTTTATATCATAAGCATTTATTGTTCCATTTACAGATACATTATCATTAATCATTGCAGTAACATCATATTTATTAGTGGCTGAATTAAATGTTACCTTATCAAACTTAATTTCATCTATTTTAATATTATCTTGTGTATTTACTTTTATTTTTCCAACAACTGGTTGTTTTGAACCATCATTTAATAATAAGTCACCTCTTACAAATGTTACATTTTTATTATTCGAATTTTGTCCTTGCGATAAATCTCCTTTTATTTTTTTAGAGGATTCTTCAACATTTAGAGATAATTCTTGTATATTATCAGCATTTGAATTAATCTTTCCTGTTACAGCTATCAATCCAGTTGTTTCATTTAGTTTTCCTACTATATCATATGTTTGATTAGTTGAATCGTAATTCTCTATTTTATCTATTGTTATACTTTCAATATTAACATTGTCTTTGGTTTTTATTTTTAATGTTCCTTCTATATTTACACTATCACCAGTTGTTAATTTAGCATCTCCTTTTACATATTTCTCATTTTCAATTGTTGATGTATCAAAATCAAATAAATTACCAGATATATTATTTGTAGGTTTATTTTCAACATTTAATTCTAAATCTTCAATTGAATTTATATTAGAATCATCACTTACTTTAATTGTTCCAGATATAGGTATTCCTTCGATTGAACCATTTACTTTTATACTTCCATCATCTTGAATAGCTTCATTTATATCTTTTCTCAAAATTACCTTTTTACCAAATAATTCTTCCCCTTCTATTGCCATTTTTATACTTCCATTAATTGCCTCTTTTTTGTCTGCATCAGATTTATCTTTATAGTTTATACTACCTTTTACATTATATTTACCAATATTTCCTGCACCCCCTGTAAACATAGAAAACATTCCTCTTTTTTCTAATAATGTACCGCTAATGGTTAAATTATTATTATTTCCTCCTTTCATCATTTTAATAGATTTCCTATGTAATTCTTTTACACGTGCATTCCTTTTTTTACTTTTACTATGATTTTTTTTATGAATATGTATATTTTTTTTTCGTAAACTAATATTTCTCTTATTCATCAATTTACCAAGTTTTTTTCTAGTAAATGCCATTCTTAATAAATATGTATATTATTAATTTATTATTTATAATTTATTTTAGTAAATTAATTATAAAAAAAACTATTCATATATATTATGTGTGATAAAGCTAATTCTCCTATAGATATAACTGATGATGGATATTCAGGAACATGTAACCAAAAATGTTATTATATATTTGATTACAATGATAGTGTTTGTAAAGTAGAAAAAAACAAAAATTATCTTAAATTCGATTATGATTCTTCCACAAAAACTCCTGCCAAATTAAGTGGAATCAACTTAAATGTTGGTGAAGTACGATTATATTCACCTTCATTACATACTTTTAATGGTAAAAGAGTTGCAGCGGAATTATTAATCGGTCATGGTGGTGATGGTACAGCTTTATTAGTATGTGTACCCATTACAGTGTCTAACGAAAATAATGAATGTTCGATTCTACTAAATCAAATAGTATCCCAGACAAATAGACTTGCACCAAATAATGGAGATACATCAGTGTTAACTACTTCGGGATTTAATTTGAACAAACTTATCCCAAGAACTCAATTCTTTTATTATGAAGGGACTTTGCCATTTGAACCATGTACTGGTGATTATGATATTATTATATTTAATAGAAATAATTATGCAACTATGATGCCAAAAACAGCAAAATTATTGACTAGACTTATTGAATCAAGTAATATAACAACCAAAGTTGGAACTTCTTATTTTATTAGTGGTAAATCTGCATCCACTAGTGAGGATGATGAAATCTATATTTCATGTCAACCAATTGAAACAACTGGTAATGATGAAACAGAAGGATTTCAAACAATATTAAAAAGAGAGACAGATAGTCAAAATTTATCAAAATTTTTAATTTCAGCTGCAGTTTTTACAGGACTATATATATTATCTTGTAGATTACCAAAAATATATAAATAAATAATTGAATAATTTTGTTATTTATTTATACAACTCCTTTATAGTGAACAGATGCAGCGTCATGTTGTTTATCTAATACAGGTTTTACATTTGTATTATCTATTGTATCATAATTTACATATGGAACCATTTTTGTTACTACTTCTTCTTCTAAAGATGAGTATAATTTGTTATTGTTTACATCATTATTAAAACTTTCCATTTGTCCGTATTTTTGTTCTTCTGTAATTACATATTGTTTTAATGCTTGCGAACCAGTTTTAACTCCAGAACGTCTGATTAATTCATATGCAACAATAAATCCAATAAATCCTAAAATTGGATTTGTTGCACAAAATAATGCCAAAGAAACTACAATAACAATCGTCATACCAATTGGACTATCAACTGCTGCAGCAATACCTTGTGGTGTTTGAATATTAAACAAAATATAGATTAAAAATAAAACGGTTAAAACAAGTTGAGGTTTATTGTTTTTTAACATTAAATCTTTCAAAGGATTCATATACAATATTAATATATAATTTTTCATAATAAAATTGAAAAATTACAATAAAGACTTATTAATTATATACTTATGGAAAATGCTTATATTGGCAAATTGGGATATACATTATCGAAATCAGAATTATCCAAAGAGAATTATAAAAAGATTAAAAAAGAATTATTAGTAAAACCTTTTGTCCCTAAATGTATACAACAAATACCATGTGAACCTTTTCCAATATACAGAGAATCTTCTAGTAAAATCTATTTACCAAGATTTTATGGTATTAATACATTTGGTGATCCTAAAAATTATAAAATACTAAATAATGAAAAAATTAGTCTTAATTTTGAAGGAGAACTTCGGGATTATCAACTAAATATTGCTAATAAATATATAAATCATGTATCTGATAAAGGTGGAGCATTACTAGAGATGGACACTGGTATGGGAAAAACAGTATTAGCACTTTACATTTTGGCTCAATTAAATGTAAAAACAATTATTTTAGTACACAAAGAATTTTTACTAAATCAATGGGTGGAAAGAATTCAAGAATTTTTACCATCTGCTAGAATTGGTCGTATACAAGGAAAGAAAGTGGAAATTGATGATTGTCAAATTGTAATGGGTATGATTCAATCAATAAGTACAAAAGATTATAATAATGAATTGTTTAAAAGCTTTGGATTGACAATAATTGATGAAGTGCATCATATGGGTGCAGAAGTATTTTCAAATGCATTAAATAAAATTGTAACACAATACACACTAGGTTTATCAGCAACAATGAAACGAAAAGATGGGTTAAGTATGGTTTTCAAAATGTTTCTTGGTGAAATATTACATAGTGAAAAACGTGATACAAAAGATACAAATGTATTGGTAAATAAAATGATTTATAAAGTAAATGATAGTGAATTTAATGACTTAATTTTAGATTATCGTGGTAATGTCAGTTATGTAAAAATGATATCTAAAATTTGTGAATACAATCCACGAAATGAATTTATATTGGAAATTATTAAAGAAATAATAAACAATAGAAAAGAAGCACATATTATATTGTTAGCACATAACAAGTCTATGTTAAAATATTTATATGAAGCAATTAACTTTAGAAAAATATGTGAAGTTGGATACTATGTTGGAGGAATGAAAGAAGAAGAATTGAAAAAAAGTGAATCTAAGCAATTATTATTGGCTACATATTCAATGGCTGCAGAAGGACTTGATATAAAAACATTAAATACATTAATTTTGGCTACATCAAAAACGGATGTTGTTCAATCAGTTGGTAGAATATTACGCACAAAGCATGTACAACCTATTATATATGATATTGTTGATAGTCATGAAAATTTCGAAAAACAATTTGTACAAAGAAAAAGATTTTATATAAAACAAAAATATAAAATTAATGCAATATGTAATAAAAAATTTGATTCAAGAGAATATGAGACAATTTATGATCCAGAAAATCCACAAAATCAAAAAAAAGATGATGAAAATACTGAACCATTTGTTGGTAAATGTCTTATCAAACTATAAATTTTAAAAAATAAATATATTAGACTATAAAAATATTTTAATATATTTAAACTCTATCATAGGATGCAAAAGGCATAGGATTAGCTAAAGCGCTATTAGGAGGTGTTACAACGGATGGTTGAAATGCATATCCTTTGCATGTGCCTCCTCTTTGTTTTCTGACTCTTCTTGTTTTTCTCATTTTTCTTGATTTACGTGCTTTTTTGCTTTTTCTTCTTCTTTTTCCTCCACTCATAGGACCAGATGGTGTTGGTGGAGCTCCTGACATATTTGTTTGTGCATTAGTTGTTGGTGCTGGTGCTGCTGGCATGTCTGTTTGTGTTCCTGACATGTCCGTTTGTGTTGTAGGTGTGGGTGATCCTTGCATGTCTGTTGCTCCTTCCTTAGGTTTTTCAGACGACATCATTTTTTTAAGATAATCAAACATACCTCCTCTTTTTTTACCATAACTTCTTTTTGATTTACGCCCTTTAATTTTTCTTAATTTAGATTTACGTACATATTTTCTTGATGCCATTATATATATTATACTAATATTTTTTCTTTTTGAATTTTCTAAATCTTACTCGCTGAGCATTATTATCATATTTGTTACCTTGAAATATATTTTTAATATCCACTATAGAAGAAAGTTTATTTTGTGAAATTTTTAAAGGCACCCATTTTTTAAATTTAGAATTATAAATACAATCCATTTTAACTTGCAAATTTAAATCTACATATTTGTCCTCACGAACATCTTCGAATTCATCTTCATCATCACTTTCTTCCAACGCATCTAAATTTTCATTTTCTTTTATATTCCTAAATAAAGAATTCATATATACACTTATTTTATAGCTAGGTATATATGCTATATCATAGTAGTGATTAAAATTACCCTCGTTAAAACAATGTAAATTATAAATATCATTTTGTACATCAGCTGTAACATTGAATGTTGCACGATGAATAATTTTATCAGATGTTCCAACTTGATTTCTACGTTCACGATAAGAAATAAAAACAGGTTTATGATATTGTTTGTTCCAACATTGTATATCATAAATATCATATACCAATTTTTTACACTGTTCTATTATATTTGTGTACTTATAATCCATAACAGGCAAAGAAATAACAACTTGATTTTCTAAATAAATTTCTTGTTGTATTTCATGTTTAAATAAATTCATAAATATATTCATTTTTTGATAATTTTTGAAATTACTTGTTATTTCACCTTTATACATGTACATATCTTGCATAACATAATATCGATGGTTTTCATGATTAATCATAGTACCATACAATATTGTACCGTAATGCAAATCGTCATTATTTATAGTCAATATGCTCTCAATATGTTGAATATTATTTTCTCTATCCATGTTTAATAAAAAACATGTTCTTTTTTTATTATAATATGTAAACCACATGAAGTATTTTTTTCCATAAGGTATTGCCATATAATAATCATATTTTGAAGCTTTCGTATGATCAACATAATCATATGAAAGCTCTAAGCTTGGAAATCTATCAATAATTTCTTTATACTCTTTTTTATCATCCATAGTCATCATGTAGCTATAACTTTATATCCTTTATATATATTATATAGCTAGCAAGAATATTGTATTTATCCAAAAGGTAATGGTGCATTTTGAATAGCACTATAGGATGTATCATTTTGCATTTGTTTTTTTAAAAAATCTTTCAATTCATTTTTCATATCTTTCTTACTTGCGGGTGCTTGTTTATTTTGTATTTTTTCACCAATTACTTTATACATTTCATTATAATGTTTTTGTTGATAATTTGTCATATCTTTATACAAAGGATTGGTCAAATTACTCTGAAGAAAATGAAAAATATTATGTATAAAGTAAACAATCATAAATGAAATAAAAAATATATATATCATGTAACCAGTCTTCATATATGATTAATATATTTATTGCTTTAAATATCAACGAATTCAAATAAATTGTAGAAATTTCTCAATATCTTCTTTAATAAATGGACTATTAATATCTGCATCGCTATAGGCAGCATATGTATTTTCGAAGCGAAAAAATACATCTTTTAGTTCTTTGTTTTTGTATAGTTCAATTACTAAATATAATGGTGATTTTTCCTGAAAACTATAATAATTTTGAATATAATCAACAGTATCGTGATTGTTGGAAATATGACTTGGGTCTCTATCTATTTTTTTTACAATTGACTTATCCAGAATCATTGACAAATTATTAATATAATTATCATATTTATAAATGTCACCATCATGAATAATTATTTGAGACAATTTTTTATTATTCTCTATTTTAAATAAACCAGAACAGGAATAAATATCCTTTACACTAACTGTTTTTACTAAGTATTTTTCTAGATTTTTTAAATTATCTAAATATATATTGGATAAATTTTCATGAATATATATTTTCATTATTATATTAGATATTGTTAAACTATTTAAACCCATTTATTATATTTACTTATGTCAGTGAACGGGATAGTGGTAGAAAAAAATAATAATTTAAAAAATATTAAATTAAATGACACGAGTATTGAAACACTTGGAAAAAAATGTGGATTCAAAAAACTAGATGATTTCACTCAACAACATATTTTTAAAACAAAATTTAATAAAGAAAAATATTTGGTAGAAGTTTATGGTAAAATAAATGGAAGAGCAAATACTGAAAATAAATATGATTATCCACCACCAATTGATAATACCTTATTTTTTGGAAACATGCTTTTATTATGTAAAGTAAATGATAATTATTGTGATGCTGATGATTTCAATGTTGATGTATGGAAAAAAATGTATACTCGATTATTTGGAGGATTTACTGATTTATCTGCAACTGAAAAAGAAGACGAAGAAGAAGAAGATGAATTAGAAAATATTCCAGATGAAATGAAAACTAAAGAAGGATATTTAAAAGATGGATTTATTGTAGATGATGATAATTATGATAGTGATGAAGATGAAAATATCATAGTTGAGGAAGAAGGAAACCCACATAGTGACAGTGAAGACGAATTAAGTGAATCTTCTACAATAGATATTGATTCTGAATTGTCACAAGAAGAATACATGTTATACAGTGATGATGAATAATTTTTCTATAAAATTGATTTAAATATATTATTAATACTATAGTAATCATTATGTATAGTATTAGTAATCCTGAAGAATTTCGAAATAATGTGCGAAATAAGCTAAATTTAAAAATAGAAAATTCAAAAAAATCCACGAATTTGGAAATAGGAATTTTTAATTATTGTTTAAAAGAAGCAAGTCAAAAAAAAATTATACGTAAATGGGAAAATAAGTATTTTGTCCAATTATATATTGATAGACTACGTTCAATTTATCTAAATTTAAATAATAATAAGGAGTTAATTGAAAAAATTAAATCAAAAAAAATAAAACCTGAATTATTTGCATTTATGACACATCAAGAAATGAAACCAAGTAAATGGGATAAATATATTGATGCAAAAATTAAAAGAGATAAATATAAATTCGAAAATAATATTGAAGCATCAACAGATGCATTTACATGCAGACAATGTAAATCAAATAAATGTAGTTATTATCAAATGCAAACGCGTTCAGCGGATGAGCCTATGACTACATTCGTCTCATGTATCACTTGTGGTGCTAGGTGGAAATGTTAATAAATCTAAATTGAGTAAAGGTGCTGCATAAGTTCCACTATATGTTTCATGATGCTTACAATGTTGAGCAGGAGAAACTAAAAAAGAAATCCATTTAGTTTTTTTTAATGTTGAACTATGAATAAGAGTATTTAAAAATGAAATGGTAAAAATACCTGCATTATTTGTAAATGCGTTTGGTTTAAATAGCTGCATAGCAATTAAAAAAGGAAGCACATACATTATTTGAAATTCCAAAAAGGATACCGAGTTTCCAATACTTGGAATATTTTTTTTAAATAAATGATGAAAGTTGTGTATAAAACGAATGGCATTTATTTTATGAACCATTGTATGCATTATAAAATATAATATGTTATGCGTTAACAATATTTGACAATATTTTACTAATTGTAAATTATTTGTCGTATTATCCATTAAAAAATTATATGCAATAACATAATTAATACCTGATACAAATAATAAATTAAAATAAAGACTTCTTAAACCATTCAAATATAAATTTGATTTTTGTTGCATATAATATTGCAATGTAGGCTCATCAATTGTAAAATCTAGAATGTGACCAAATAAAATAGTAAAACTTCCAAGTAAATAAACTTGTTTAATTGGTTCCCATAAACTAAAATCCATTATAAATTATATATAAAAAAAAAATTATATATAATTTTATTCACATATTATTTCAATCTATCTCAGTTGTATGAATTTTTGTATTTACACAACGTCATTCTAAATTGACTACATATAAAAAATTATTTTATTCTTCTATGTTTTCGGATGAAGATGAAGGTCATCCTCCTTTTTTAGTTAATTTATCTATTATATCACTTGTTGGTCATCCACCTTTAATTTTTTTATTTCTATTTATTCTTTTTCTATGTGTTCTATTTTTTGGTTTTTTCAATCTTTTTTGTCTTTTCTGTGTTTTTCTTTTAGCCATTATATATA